CGAATGAGCCGCATCGGGCGCCCGGTTAGGTACGGCTGGCGAGCGCGAAACTTGCCCCAGAACGTGCCGCGCTTGAATGGATCGTAAGGCCGATCGGCTAGATACTTGTCGAAGCCTACGCCCGTGTCGCTGTGCGGATGATCCTTGAACTTGACCGTTACGGAAGCGCGCTGCCCTAGGTCTTGCCCAAGGCTGACAATCGACGGCCGGAACGACACGCTGCTAATGCTCGGTATCGCGCGGATTGTCTTCGGGAGATAATCAGTCGCTTCGGCAAAGCGCAGCGTCGCCGGCGAGTTGGCGAAGTTCTCTTGATCCGCACACGTCTTGAGCGAGTTAAAGCATTTAATCGAACTATCAACGCCAAGAACCGCCGTACACGGGGCGTTCCCGTAGGTCAACGAGCAATAATCGATATCAATTTCAACAAACGTGAGTAACTTCAAGAGACAATACCGCCGAAACTCAACTCAACTTCCATAAAACCATTCGGCTGCGAATTGACCGGCTTCGGGTCATTCGTCAGCCACACATAACCGACTTCCGTAGGGTACTCTTGCGAGCGCCACGCGAAGAAAAAGCAGTTTTCTTCAGCGAAGCTCAAAAACGGCTCTAAGTGTTCGCGCACCCAACCGGGCGGCAGCTGCGTGAGCTGCGCGCCACTCGCCGCCGACTGTTGCAGCACAACGCGGCCTAAGAACTTTCCGCTCTCACTTCTGTTGCTCGAGACACGCGTTTGCTTGCCGAGATTAATCGGCGTGTGCCCGCCGTAGATCGGCCGCGGCAGCACGAGAAGCTTGCCAACGTAGAGAACGGCGAGTGTCGGCGCAACCGCGAGCGGCGTAAGCTTCAGTCGAAGCCCAATGAGCGATTGAGGCGTGAAGCGGAACAGCGCCGGTTGATCTGTTGCAAGGGCGCCGGCCGTCAACTCAAACCAAATCGGCGCGCCTTCCTCGTCTAGTTCCGCGTAGCCTTCGACCGAAACGATTATGCGCGCCGTACCGAAATTGTGCTCGGCAATGCCGACATAATCCACCGGGTCAGTGCGTGAGATATCAACCGTCACGTACTGGACGTCGGTACTCAGCGAAGCCCAAATCAAATTCGTCGCCGGATTGGCAAGGTTGGTAACGGGATTGTTCGGGTCTTCGCTATCGGCCGCAACGTTCGCAATCGTCACGAGTTGCTCGTAACCGATAATCGGATTTTTGCGAGTATCGCCTTCCGATTGCAGAACAAGTGACGATGAAATAACGGGCATCAAACCACCAACCGATAGCCGTCAGACTGCATATCGCGAATGCGCTCAAGTAGATTGCGCAACGAGCGATGATCTAGAAGCTCGCCAACCTCGAGCCCGCGCACCGTAAGCGTCTGGTTAGACGGCACGTTGCCCAATCCGCCGCCCCCGCCCGCCGCGCCAGCGGCCGACGACGCGCCGCCCGCAACGGACGCACCGCCGCCGGAGCTATTCTTGCTTGTGCTTTGGATGGAGCGGACTTGCGCGAAGCCCATAGCCGCCTGCATTGCTGCCATGGCGTAGCTGTAGGGCGGTGGATACGAAGCAAGCGCCTTCGTGATGCCCTGATAGGTATTGATCAAGGCCGAAGCTGTTGCCGCCGTCTTGTTGTTGGCAAACATCGTGTCCAAGAAATTGGCCGTAGACGAAAGCATTGACTCGTTAGCGCGCTCTGTCATCGCCTGGACGTCTTTCACGCCGCTGCCGAAGTCACTCCACGTAATCGAACCTTCTTTCACGGCAGCCGTAAGCGCCGCCATCTTCGCTGCGGCCGTCTCAGTCTTGTCGCCTATGAGATCGTCAAGGGTCATAAGCTGCGCTTCGTGCAACTGATCCCAAGCCTCTTTCATTTCCTGCATCTGTTCTTGGAACGTCGGCGGGATAATTGAAGCCGCCCAAGGATCAAGCGCTGCCGGCGTGCGATCTTCGCCCTTGGCGTTCGGATCGAAGCCGAAGCTATTCGCGCTTTCCATAAAGCCGGCAGCACCAAAGCGGCCGGGATTGTCGTTATTCGCCGCAGCCGTGCCGGGGAATAGGTTCTGGCCCTTGCCCGCACGGTTCCACGGCGTTACCTCGCCGCCAGCGCCGAACAGTCCCCGCCCTTCCTTAAGACTCTTGTTAGCGCGCTCGAGCTGGTCAGCAACACCGCCCATTGCCTTGGCGAGCGCGTTCGAAAAGCCAACGCTATCGTCAAGCGTACCGACAAAAAACACGAGCGAGTTGTTGAGCTTGTCGAAGCTCTGCGCAATCGTCGGGTTGGTCTTAGCGAATTTGGTCGAAATATCGTCTTGGCTTGCCAGGATCGCGTCACGCACGACTTTCGACGTGAGCTTACCTTCCTCTGCGAGCTTACGAAGCTGGCCGATCGTGATGCCCATGTGCTTCGCGATCATGTCCGCGACGACGGGGAGCTGTTCCATAACGGAATTCAACTCTTGTCCGCGGAGCACGCCAGACGCCATAGCCTGCGATAACTGCCGAAGCGCGCCGGCGGCTTCCGCCTGGCTCGCGCCAGACACAACCGTTGCCTTGGCGAGCGTCTCCGTCAGCTCGAGCACTTCATTCGTACTTACGCCGACGTCCTTAAGCGAAAACGCAAGACGCGCGTAAAGCTCGTTAACTTCCGCGACACCAATACGGGTATTCTGCGCAGCCTCATAAACGCCCTTCTGCACATATTCGAATTCAGCCGCAGACTTGGTAATCGCCTTTAAGCGATTTTCCATATTCGAATATTGATCGGCCAGGCGTGCGAATTCCCGGACGGCGTAGCCCGTGCCGGCGGCGGCAAGCATCGCCTTAAAGCTTACCGCTACGCGCGAGGCGTGACGTTCCGTGTTATCCGCAAATTTGCTAACGTCCTTTTCGGCGCCGGCGAGCTGCCGACGAAGGGCTGACGTATCAGCTTCAAGACGGATTAGGAGACTTTCGAACGCCCCAGCCATTCGGATCGCCGTACTTTCTGACTATGGCATCGATTTCGGCGTGCGTAATCGGTGCGGGTTTAGACGGTGCGCAATTAAAGCGCTCCCATCCTAGCCACGCCGACCAAAATTCCCAACTTGTGCAACTGAGAGTTTCTTTCGGAAGCCAGCCCATAATGGCGCCGGCTCCGATTAGAAAATCTAGTGGGAAGCGCTCCGGTTCCCGCGCGTCGCGGGAAGGGATTTTTTTCCCTTATCTGCACCTTCGGGGCGCAAACAAAGCTCCATAAGGATCGCCGTTGCCGCGCCAAACGCATTCACAACGCCGGCGGCGTCATGCTGCATTTGCTCGAAAACTTCGTCATGCGAAAGCTTCGTGCCGTTGGCGTCAAGCGCGATGCGGATCACGTCCACAACCGCAGCAAGGCGCGCCGTCTTATCGACTACGGCTTTCGTAAGCGCGAGGAATCCGAGCCCGGTCGCGTCTTCGAATTTCGGGGCAAGCGCAAGCTCTACGCGAACTTCGCGCTTAACCCCGCCAAAGGTGAATTTTACCGCCATTACTCGCCTGTAAACACGATTTCGCCGGCAGACTCGTAAGTCTGATTGAACATCACGGCGTCATTGTACTCGCCGGAAAGCTCGAGCTGCGTGATTTTCCAAGGACCTTCGAACGTGCCGAACCCCGGAATGAGAAGCTTCGCGTCACGAATTTGATTGCTCATGACCGCCGCGACCGCAGCACCCTGGCCCAAGTCGCTATCGTTGAACGGGCCTTCGCCGCTGATTGACGCCGAACGAATGCCGCACTCGTCAAGATAGTGGCGCCAGCGGCCGGCGCTGTCGGAATTCGTGACGTCAACGCCTTCCGCGTTGATCGAAATGCTTTTGGTCCGAAGACCGCCGACAACGCGGTAAGTATCGGTCCCGTCTTTGAGCGAAATAACAACCGCAGAACCGCAAACCTCAGACATAAATCAAAACTCCTAAATAGGACTAGCTAGTGCCCTAAATCGTTGAACACCATGCCACGTCTCGCCATCTTCGTCTAAAAAGACGTCAGATAATTTCTGACGCACCGCCGTAAATTGATAATCGCCGCGCACATGCTTGCACTTCTGCAATCGACTTTTAATTTCGTGCTGCATGTTCTTGACTTCGTGAGGCCCCTCCGCGGTTGACCATGTGTGGATTTCGATCGTCACGGACGAGCCCGGCGCATAGTCGTCGTCTTCATGAGACTGGCCAAATTGAATGTACGGGAACCCGCCGTCACCGGGCGGCTCCGCACCTTGCCGAACGGCGGGAAAGGCCGTCTCAAGTTCGGTGTTGACGATCTCTTGAAACGTTAAATCGGCGCCAGGCATTAGAACGCCCCCGAAGATGCGCGCTTCAGCGTGCGATTCACCGCGCTATCAATGCGCCGCAGCGCATCCATAAGCTTCGCCCTAAACGCCGGCCCGATGAACGGTTGCGCAGCGTGATACCGCGTCCCGTACTCTTGGAACAGCGCGACGAAGCCGCCTTTTTTCCATGCCTGCTTAAAGCGGGGCTCGCGCGAATAGCCGATGCGCACGGATAGCCCGTCCCGCGAGACGACAGAGCGCACCTTGCCCGCCATAATACCGCTCTCTTTTGGGGCACGCTTTTCGATCTCTTGCGCTAAGAGCACGCCGTTCATGGTCATAACCATGCGGAGATCGCTGCGCAGCACTTCGGGAAAGCGCCGTAGCTTTTTGCGCAACCGGCTTTCGTTATAGACGCGTCTACGTGCCACTATTCACCGCCCCGGCTTCTGCGACGATCTCAAGAGGCAAGGCGCGCGTGGGCGGCGTGCGGACGTCGCGCACGTTCAGCACCATGTTGCCGTTCGTCGCCCACACAATCACATCGTCCGTGTTGACGTCGGTTCCGCGGCTATCGACTTCGATATCATAGCGAATGGTTCCGCGGAGCTTTCCGGCCAGCTCGATTTCGGTGTTCGCGTTGCGCCGCTGCGGCGTGACCTTCGCCCAACGCGTCGCGATCGTTGTTAGAGTTGTATCGTAACCGCCGTCCGCGCGCTTCGTGCGCGACTTGCGCTTGATCTCGATACGCTCGCGGCGTTGACCTATCGTCATCGGATCAACACCCGCTTATGCGGCCCTAAAAGGCGTCTAATCGCCGGGCTTGGTTTCACTTCCTTGCCCTCGTCGCCGCGATCGGCGCCGTACAGGCCCGCAATTTCAATTTTTACCGCATGGCGGATATTCGCGGGCACCTTGTCGGCCGTCTCGCCATAGCCCGCCGTAAACTCAATCGCAACGGCGCCTTGGCGCTCCCAAGTCGCCGGCCAGCTCTCGCCGGTCTTCAAATACACATAGCCTTCGTCCGTCGTTTTCACGACTTCGTAGGTGTCGGCCGAAAGCGTTTGCTCGGCGTCGTTGTGATCGAAATATTTTATGCTTGATACCAATTGAAGCGGCGGCATCGGCAAGGCGATGCAGCGCGCGACGGGGAACCAAGGAAGCTCGAGCTTCCACACCTGATTGACTAGCGCCCGCCGGAGCCAGCCGTCGCGGCCGTCAATGCGCGCCGTCGCCGTCTCAATCAGCGATTCGATATAGTCGTCGTCAACGTCGTGCTCAATCCGAAGATGCGCCTTC